GGATTTTTCTGACATTTATTCATTAGCTATTGAACTTTTGTCAACCGATAAGTATAAGGATTTAAAGCTAAACGATGAGTACCACGAAAATAGTGTATACGACCTAGTACAGGAAACGTGGACTAGATATTATGAGTAAAATTTTGTCATCTCTTCCTATTTATATTATATTACCCTATGACCATAATACTTATGCTATATATAATAGAGAACTAGAACAATATTTAACTGTGTACAGAAACCTTATTGATGCCGAAAAAGATTTAAAATTAGTTAACTGTTTACCTAATAAAAATAAATAAATAGTTTGCATGTACAGAATAACTATGAAAGTATAATACCAACATTAACCTAACAATTCTTTGAAAGGAAACACCATGTTAGATTCACACAATATAAGTGACGTTATGGGAACGGGTCATATTTTACCTGAAACTCATGTACATAAGAACTTACTAGACTTATCTCTATTTGATTTTGGAGTTGAAGAAGTTCCATTACACTATTTTCATACTAATCAAGATGGAGTAGAAATAGAACATTCAGCACCTAAGAAAAAAGCCATAGTACGTTCTGACTCTGGAGAATTTCTAGGCAATCATTCTGACAGGTACAAAACAGTTCCCCATTATGGGCTGTATAAGCAACATGCAGAAAGGATTGCAGAAGTTATTCCCACTAACAATATAGAAGTCATAGATCAAACATGGGATAATGGAGCAAAGGCAAGAAGAACAGTGCATTTTTTAGATCAGACTGTTGCTGTAAAGGATGGGGATGTTGTAAATCTACGTTCTGATGTCTTTAACTCACTAGATGGTTCTTGGGCTTTTCAGACATTTACAGGGGCTTACCGTTCACTTTGTTTAAACACGTTGGTATTCGGTGGTCAATCCATGTATCAAGAGAAAAGAAAGCATACTGGTGGCTTATCTATTGCAGGAGCTTTATCTAAAATAGGCAACTCTATAGATATCTTTGCTAATCAAGGGGAGCAATTTAAAAAATGGAGCAATACTACATTAGACGATAAACAAGTTGCTCACGTTCTGGGTCAGACTGTTTGCTTTAAGAAGAGCAAGACATTAGAATTACAGGATTTAAAAACAGGTGATATTGATTTAAGAAATACCAATACAAGATTATCTGATTACTTGCTGTATAGATATGAACAGGAGCAGGGTATGCTAGGCAAAACTCTTTGGGCTTTGTACAATGCTGTTACCCATTGGTCAACTCACACTGATGAGACCTATGAGTCCATGAATGATAAAGGGGAGTTAAAAGAAATATCTATGGGCAGAAAAGGCAGTCAAAAAGCTAATGTACAAAAGGAGAGAGAAGTCAAAGTACGTGAAATGTTAGATAGTCCTTACTGGAAACAGTTGGAGGTGGCATAATGACTGATAATTTTAAACATTTAAATAAACAACAATACTTTTCTAAATACTTGTTTTATACAAAAGATTTAGAATTTTACAATAAAAATCTATTTAAAAAAGATATCAAAAATTTAGTTACATCTTTTAAAAATAAATACCATGAAGAAATTAATTATTTTATAGCTAGAAGAGGAGTTTAAACAATGACAATAAAAGATTTAATAAAAGAATTATGTAAATATCCTAGTTCTCATATTGTACAGATTAATAGTGCTGAAATTGGTGCTAGTATAGATATATCAAAAGTAGAACTAGACATGAATATTGAAAAATATCCATACGTTGATATAATAGGAGTAGTATAGTATGTGTTACTTGTATTTTATTGCTAGTTTAACAATGGCTATTGCATCATTCTTTGGGCTGTTAACTATGGCTGAAACGGTGAGAGAACAAGTGTTTTTTATCGGCTTGTATACTGTCGGCTTTGTCTTTATCTGTCATTTTGGTAGTCAGATTATAGATTGTGAAATGGAAGGGAAGTATTAGAAGTGTTAGAATTAATAAATGCCATTTATAAAGTCATTATTATTATAATTATTGTCTTTGTAGTCATGTATTTAATGGCATAAATAAATAATTGAGAATATTAAATATTTTAACAACTAAATAAAGAAATGGAGGGCTACTAATATATGAAATAAACATACTACTTAATAAAAATAAACCTTGTGTAAATACTCCCCTATTTATGCAGGGTTTTTTTATGCTTGCAATGCTGTACATAATACTATTATACTAGATCTAACTTTAATTAATAAATTGAAAGGGTCATAAAAATGACACAAGATAATAAAACAACACCCACCACATCAAAAGAAGAGCTTTTTTTTAAAGCTTTAGATCCATTACAAAAAAGAACAATGTATAATTTATATAGTGCTGTTGTTAGTGCAGAATCTAATGGCTTACTTGTAAAGGATATAATGCAAACTTTTACTGGTTCGGATAAATCTATATATTATCTGGGAGTAAGAACTGGACAGAATGAAACAATTATAAAGTTTAAAGCAATAATAAAAGGAATAATCATATGATTATGTTTCTAAATATCTTTTCTTTCTTTCTGGTTGTATATAGCTTGTTTGGGTTGATAATACTACAGCCAGTAATTGATGGCAATATGGGTTATTATGCTGTAATCCATTTTATATGCTTACTTGCAATACTTGGGGTTGCTGTGGGTACTTTCTTAATAACTAATTTAACAGGGGGAAAATAACATGATAGTACAAAATATGCATAGCACTAGATCTGGAAGACCAGTTCCAAACCAGTTTATAATAAGAGTTAATAGACTAACAATATTTCAATCTTATACTTCTATTATTGCTGTTACTAAATGGAATATGGAGAACATCTTACTAGATGGGAAGTTCCATAACTATTCTGTAACTACCTCTAAATACTTGTATCAGTTCTTGGGCATGAAAAGAAAATCAATAGATGAAATGGAGAAGGCTGGTACTCTGGTTTATACTGATCTTAATCAAGGTATGCTCAACCCACAAGATGACGAGGTATATGGTTATGAACAGTTTATAGATATATTCAAAATGAATATGGATCTAATAAAAACTATTAACCCCGTTGCTGTTACCAAGTAACTAACCAAGTAAATAACCCTTAATCAACCCTTGTATTACTAATGTTTTACAGGGGTTTTTTATTGCCTTGTATCTGGGTTACTTAATTCATAAGTCCTTGTATTTACTAGGGTTGTACTCGGTTGTATTGTACGGCTAGCATCTCAGTACATACCTAGTTATAAACTATTAAACTAGAATTTGTCAGACCCTATTATATGCGTGTGTGTACGTTGGCTTATACAATAGTAAAACACTGGTTTAACCTCTGTTTATTTGTGGTGGTGCGAGATATAACATATCCAGTAGAACCGATTGTCTTCCAAACTGTTAAAAAAGATATATTTTACGGGGGCATGCGTGTGCCACGGGGGGTAGTACATATATACGTATGCAATGGCAACATATTTTTACTAAAATTGGACTATTAAACCAGAACGGTTGCTGTACGTAAACACACCACTTGGGGGCCCGTTGCTGTACCTAGGTATACACCTACTATAAGAACCTCTGTCAAACAATGTATCTTTATTATACACCCAAATAGCACATCTGTCAAGATAAATATTATTTTTTTTAAGCTGTGTACAAATTAAACTAGAAAAAGCTTGACAGTTTCTCTATACAGTGTATAATAGTATACATAGGCATAGTTCTATTCAAATTCTCTCAGATAATTTATAGATATAAAAGGAATACAGAAGAACCTATGCCTGTAGATATACACAGGAACTACTAATGCAACACAACGGTATACTAGCAGAGAAGAGAAAAGAGCTAACAGACAAACAGAAATCGTTTCTTAGCTCTCTATTTGAATCTGGAGGAAACATAAACGTAGCTTTAGATAAAGCCGGTTATGCTAAAACATCTAGAAGCATGGTGTTAAAAACACTATCCGATGAGATACTAGAAGCAGCTAAAACAGAAATGGCTGCACACTCTGTAACAGCAATACACAGAGTTGTAGAAGGAATGAACGATGTGGGAGAACATCCACGAGCAGAGTTAAGATTGAAGGCTGCCCAGACTCTATTAGACAGAGTTGGATTGGGAAAGCAAGAGAAAGTAGAAATAGAAGGCAGGCTGTTGCATGGTGTGGTTCTCATGCCGTCAAAGAAAGCTATGCCTAATGTAACATTTAATGAGGAGTAACACCATGTGGAAAACACCAACATTTAAAGAAGTAGCTGTAGGCCTTGAGATTAACTGCTATGCTTGTGCAGAGATTTAGTAGATGCCTGTAAACAAAGAAACCAAAGCAGATTTAAATAAAGATGGTAAACTTAGTGGTTATGAAAAAACACGAGGTAAAGCTATAGAAATGGCCATGAACAACAAAAACGCATATGGTGGTAAGATTAAGAAAAAAATGATGGGTGGCAAGATTAAGAAAACCTATGCTATGGGTGGTGGAATAAGAAAAGCTAACTATAAGTAATGAAGTTAATACACTGTATCATAATCTGTACTATACTGATGCTGTCCATCAGTGCATTTGCAGCCGATACAGTAACTTCAACATCATCCACCGTATCGGGCACTACTACAGTTGACAGAACTCCAAGTACTGCTAATGCCCCATCCGTAATGATAAACAATCAGGATGTTTGCAGCTTTGCTGCTACCGGTGCAATA